GGGTGCCTTCTGGGGCATCATGCTCGTGGCTGGTGGGCTGGGTGGTGTGCTGACGTGGTTCATCCAGCGCCTATTTGGAGGACACTAATGGTTCAAGTCGCCAAGCTCCCACGGCTTCACACGAAGCTGATTGAGTGTCTGACAGACATCATGGAGCACGGTGAAGAGGTGATGACGAAGGGGGGACCTGTCAGGGTCTCCCCCTCAGCAGCCACCCTCAACGTGGTCAGACAGCTCCTCAAAGACAACAACATCCAGGGGGAGCCGGTAGAAGGCAGTCCCCTCCAAGCCCTCGCACACACCAAAGTAAAGGCAGCGCTCCCCTTCCTGGAAGCTGAAGAGACCCCCTTGGAGACCTTGATGGTCCCCGATAGGGATGCAGAAGAAGAGGAGGCTGAATTTTGAATTGCAACCTACCAGCAACTACGTACCCCAAACACCTAAGGACTTCAGGAACTTCCTGTATCTTGTCTGGAATCATCTCCGTCTCCCAGACCCCACAGAGATACAGTATGATATAGCCAACTCCCTCAAATCAGGCCCCAGGCGGTTTATCATTGAGGCATTTCGCGGTGAGGGAAAGTCATGGATCACTTCAGCATTCGTGTGCTGGACACTGGATCAACACCCTGAGTGGAACATCCTCGTAGTCTCAGCCAGCAAACAACGGGCAGACGATTTCTCAACCTTTACGTTACGTCTCATTCATGAGATGGAAATCCTTCAACATCTCATCCCCAGAGACGACCAGCGGAACAGCAAGGTTGCCTTTGACGTAGCGCCAGCTCCCGCTGCCCATGCCCCCTCAGTGAAGTCTCTCGGGATCACCTCACAGCTTGCTGGCTCCCGAGCCGACCTCATCATCCCTGACGACATCGAAGTCCCTAACAACTCCCAGACACAGGCCATGCGGGATAAGCTAGCTGAACAGGTGAAGGAGTTCGATGCGATTGTGAAGCCTGGGGGTCGGGTGGTCTTCTTGGGCACCCCTCAGACTGAACAGAGCGTCTACAACAAGCTCCTGCAACGGGGTTATCAGATGCGGGTGTGGCCTGCAAGATACCCCAGTGAGGATGAAAGAGAGGAGTACGGTGAACGTCTCGCCCCTTACATTGTGTCTAAGCTGGAGAGCGGGGGACCTTCTCTCATTGGTCAGCCAACCGATCCCAAGCGCTTTACAGACCTTGATCTCAGAGAGCGTGAAGCATCATATGGCAGGGCAGGGTTTGCGATGCAGTTCATGCTACGCACTCGCCTCTCAGACCTCGAACGCTACCCACTCAAAGTCAGAGACCTCAGCATCCTGAACTGTGACCCTGAGATCGCCCCTGAGAAAGTCGTCTGGGCCAACTCGCCGGATCTCGTGATGAACGACATCCCGAACATGGCGATGGACGGAGACAAGTTCTACCGGCCTATGGCCTTAGAGGGTAAGTGGATTCCCTACCAGGGAAAGATCATGACCATAGACCCCTCTGGGCGGGGCAAGGATGAACTCGGCTACTGTGTCATTGGGATGCTCAATGGTCAGCTCTTTGTGCTGGCTATGGGGGGTATTCAGGGCGGATACAGTGTGGAAAACCTCAAGGCTTTGTCGATGATTGCAGCGAAGTACAAGGTCAACAAGATCATCATTGAAGAGAACTTTGGTGACGGCATGTTCTCAGCGTTACTGAAGCCGATCTTGATGAAGATCTACGCCTGTTCCCTGGAGGAGATCAAGCACTCCAAGCAGAAGGAACTACGTATTTGCGATACCCTGGAGCCTGTGATTCAAAGCCACAAGCTCATCTTGGATGCCCGAATGATCGAAGAGGACTACAAGACTATCCAGGGGTACGGGCAAGACATTGCCCACCAGTATTCGTTGATCTACCAGTTGACCAGGATCTCCAGGGACAAGGGTGCCTTGAACCATGACGACAGACTTGATGCTCTCGCAATGGCTGTGGCCTATTGGGCTTCCCAGATGTCTCAGGACATTGATGAAAGCATGAAGGATCACAAGGACTTAGAGCTGGATAAGGAGCTTGCAGCCTTCATGGAACATGCCCTTGGAATTAAGGCCCAAGAACCGACCTGGTTTACTGTCTGAAATCGTTAATGAAATCGCTGGGTTTGAATTAAGTATCATCACTTGGATACAGACGAAGAGGAGCAGGGGGTATAGAGTATGTATAAGAGTAATTATAAGAGTAACTATATATAAACTATAGGAGAACCTTAGGAGTATGTATAGATAGTCTCTTAAATACTACCTCTTATAACTCTTCATCTTCTCTTCTCTTAACTCTTAAACAATAAGAGAGAACTAAGAGAGATCCTTGTGGAAGAACTAGAGTATGAGTATCTACTCGGATGTCAGAGTAGGGAACAAGACTGTTTCTTAGGATTGATTGAAGTTTCGTTTAACAGACACTCCCACCAAAGAACCCTCTCTTCTCCTCAACAACAGAAGCAACCACACAAGACTGTCAGGAGTAGTTAGGGACCATCTTCTATTGCTCCTGACAGATTCGTGTGGATAGACCTGTTCACTGGGATAAAGAGTTTAGGGGGTTGGGGTAGTGGATGTCGTTCTTTAGCAGGAGGGGTTTGATGGAGGCAGTGAAACAACAGGAGCTGTCTAAGCGACAGCGGCGATGGTCAGTGAATTGGTTCGGCTGGTGTCTACCCTATGGGTTCATCATCTGGTATCACCTCAGGATATTCCACTCAGAAGTCCTGTATCGGGATGATGAGCATGAGGTGATTCTAAGACAGCGGGTTGATAAATGAACCCACAGTCTACCCACCACATGTCGCTGCGACCGCACAAGGGGCCGTACAGGTGTACCAAGTGTGGGGAAGAGTACGAGCATCAAGAGAGTTTCCAGCACTGGCAGATGCATAACTTGGAACAGGGAGCTGTCCCCAGCGACAGCCGGGGAGGGAAGCCATGAGCTGGAATTATAGAGTAATCGTAAGCAGAGATGTTTCTATTGTCGGTGTAGATTCGTATGCGCTGAGTGAAGTGTTTTACGGTAAACGCGGCAAGATCGAAGGCTGGACGGAACCGGGCATGAACCCATATGGAGACACATTGAAAGAGTTACGTAGTGATCTGCGATTGATGTGTCTTGCTTTGAAACAGCCTGTCCTTGAGGTCAAGAACGGGAAACTTGTTAGGGCTAAACCATGAAGAGCTGGCTAATCAACTGGGCCTATAACTTTGATCGGTTCGCTGCCAGCCTCCTCAATGCCCCGCCACAGGAGACGATCAGCAGTCAGTGTGGGAGAGCCTTACTGGCTGGCAAGGGTGGGATCAAGCCGATGATTGCGAGAGTGTTAGACTATTTCTTTCCTGGACATACTGAGGCTGCAATCAAGCATGCTGACTTTTTGAATTGGGCGGATAGTCAGTCTGCTGTCGCTGGGGACAGCTCCGGGGTTAAGGGTTAGACAGATGTATAACTTTGATGGTCTGGCCACAGTACTGAAGATTCTCTTTGGGCTGGCGATTGTAGGTGTCATGGGTTTGATTGGCGGGTTTGGATGGCTTTGTTTCTTCCTAGTCTCCCATCTCCAGTGGCACTAGAACCACGAATTACCCCCTAGGAGCCTCTACAGGGGTTCCTTAGGGGTGGACCTGAGTGTTGGTATGGATTTCGGATTAAGTCTTCGCTACGGGGCAGCTAGGTGGCAAGAACAGGCATTCGTGGATTGTATGCAAGAGTGGATATGGTGGGGGAAGCTCAAGTTCGGTGGAGCAACTGGCTGGATAAGCTTGATGGCTGTGGGTTCAAATCCCACCTCCCACCACTACCCAGAATATTTTGGTAGAAAAATGTCTCAGGGTATACGCATAGCATCCAACCGCCGCTTCCCCCCATGCCCTTCGCTCTGGGATGGCTATCGGTCGGTCTGTCAGGATAGGCCATCGGGGTAGCAGGACAGGCAGCAATGGGCCAATCGCCGCGATTCTAGTGAAGGTGCAAGGGATATAGAATGCCTATGGCAGGGGTATGTTACCGAATAGTGACATGAATGTATGTGATTACTGACAGTGGTTGAGTAGTATGTGTTACTATTTGGTAACACGTTAATTTATCATCTATTGTTTTCGTTTTTAACGCGGTGATACCAGCCTAGCCTATCTATTGTTTTCCTCTCATCTCTCCTATAGGTACAATGAGCCTATCAATTATTTTTATCGTTGTGTGAATTATTATCTTGACATCTAATCCGCAAGTGGATATGATTCAAACCATGATGATTACGAATACAACCACCACGGAGGACACCATGAACAAAACATTCATTGCGCATTACAGATACCGAGAGGAAGGGAGAATAGGCCCAATTGACTATTCTGTGGAATTAGCCGCACCTAGCATTAAAGAAGCAAAGCGGGTTGCTAAGGGATGGGAAGGTAGAGACGATAGAATGACATGGTTCATGGGGTTAGAGAAGAAGGAGACCAAGTAATGACATACCTAGAAGCCGCCGCACTCATCAACAAGCCTGCCATCTGGAACGCTGGCAACGGTCTTTCTTTCCGAGTCTCCATCAAGGACATCAAGCGCTCCTATGGATGCACTCGCTACTTAGTCGCTCCGATCGATGGGAGCGGGGAGACATG